AACAAAGGAACCGTTCCCCGCGTGAGTTCTCGGCATTGTACCAGCAGCGGCCGGTGATTGAGGGCGGTAATATAGTCAAGCGTGATTGGTTCGGCAAGATTAGCCCCGCCGACTTCAAGGCGTTGCGGTTTGAGGAACCGATTCACTTCTACCTTGACACGGCCTACGAGGAACGCAAGGTAAAGAGCGACAACGACCCCAGCGGCATCCTCGCCGCTTGCCGCATCGGTACGCTGATATACCTGACCCATGCGATGAAGGTTTACAAGGAAATGCCCGACCTATTGCGATTCCTCCCTGAATACATACGGGCGCAGGGCGGGAATGGTGAGAGCAAGCTCCATGTTGAGCCGAAGGCCAACGGAAAGAGCGTGGTGCAGATGTTGAAGGCCGTCTCGACCCTGAATGTGAAGGAAACGGAATCCCCGTCCGATTCCAAGGAAACGAGGTTGAAGGTGGTTTCGCCCCGCATCGAGTGCGGCCGCGTGGTGCTGGTCGAAGGGGGCTGGAACGATGACTTTTTGGATGAGGTTTGCGGCTTCCCCGCATTGGAGCATGACGAGTTCGTTGATATTCTCGGGTACGCCATAAACGACCTCTACGAGGATGATGACGATATAGATTACGACAACATAAGGATTCGATAACTAAAACTTTAATATTATGGTATTCTTTGAATTATTCCGCAATTACCTGAACGCCCTGATTGGCAGAAATCAGGAGTTCGAGAAACTATTGGCCGCAAAGGACATCACGGCGGTCAAGGAGAAAATGACTTCAAGGGTGAACGAAGTGATTGATGCTTTGAAGGAATACACCACCACGGAGCATAAAATCACCAAGCGGCCTGACAAGATGATTACCGACAAAAAGGGCAACTTTTTGAGGTATGAACCCACTTGGAAACTGCCCATCCCCTATCCCGTTTACATCAACGAGATTGCGCTGGTATTCATCTACGGGCGACCCGTGAAATGGACGCAACTCTCGGAGGGGACGGATGATGCCTTCAAGGCTTACCTCGACTTCATCAAGGATTCCCACTTCAACAGCAAGATTCGCCAATGCAAGCGGTTGGCCGGTGCAGAGACGGAATCGGCCATGCTATTCAGGTGCTATCGTGATGAGGACGGGGCTTCGGCCTGCCAAATCAGGGTGTTGGCTCGGAGCAAGGGCGATGAGATTTACACCATGTTTGACCAATTCGAGAACCTCATTGCCTTCGCGTGGGGCTACTACCTCAAGGATGACAAGGAGGGTGCCGTGTACCACTTCGATGTGTACACAAGGAAAGTCATCTACCATTGCACAAAGAAGTCGATTGGCTGGGATGTGGTCGAGGAAATCAACTTCGTGGGGAAAATCCCCGTGATTTATTTCCGTCAGGAAAAGGAATGGGATGGCGTTGAGGCATTGATTGACCGTGAGGAAAACATCGCTTCAGGTACCGCCGACACCAACGACTACTTTGCCGACCCGATTTCCATCATGTCGGCGGAAATCATCAAGAACATGCCCGAAAAGAGGGAAAAGGGCAAGATGCTGGTGACGAACGACAAGGACGGCGTGGACAAGGCGGCGAAGTATCTGACATGGGACAGCGCACCCGAAAGCAAGAAGCAGGAAATGGAGTGGCTGCAGATGAACATCCTGCAAAAGTCGTTCACCCCGAACATCACCACCGACAGCCTTAAAGCCCTCTCCCAGCTTTCGGCCAAGGCTCTGAAGACCGTTATGATGCTGGCCGACATCAAGGCATCGAAGCGCAAGGAGACCCATGACGAGATGCTCGACCGCACCGCCTCGCTTATTACGGCCATCATCGGCAATGTGCTGGATGTGTCGCTGGCCGGGGAATGCAAGAATCTGATTGTCGGGCATGAATTCCAAGAGCCTTTCGGCGACGACATCGCCGACGACCTCGACAATGTGATTAAGGCCGTGGATGCCGGCATCATGTCAACCGAGACGGGAATCGAGTTGAACCCGCTTATCAAAGACCCGCACCGTGAATCGGAGCGTATCGCCTCCGAGAGTGAGGAACGGATGAAGCAGCAGCAGTCCATCTTCGGCAATGGCGATGATGATGGCGGAGCGGCCTCGTTCGATGACGGCGGCAATGATGATGACGACAAGAGAAAGTGAGTGAATCATGGCAAAGAACCAAGGCATCGACCCCAAAGCCTCCACCGCCGCAAGGATAAGGCGGACGGAGGCATACGCCGAAAAGGTGAGGATGTTGTTTGCGCAGACCGTGAACGACATCCTTGCCCTGAATAAGACCCTGCCCAAGCTGGATGACGGCGTGATGTTTTCCTTCGATGGGGAAAGCATGAAAAAGCAGAAAGAGGTCGAGGCCTTGCTTCGCCGATTGCATTCGTCCGTAACGATGGCCATTCGTGAGGGCGTGAGCCTTGAATGGGCTGAGGCCAATGCCGAGGCCGACAAACTCATCAAGTCGGTGTTCGGTCAGGCCGTGCTTGACAGCCCCGAATTTACGGCATGGACACAGCGCAACACCGCTGCCCGTGACGCTTTCCTTGCAAGGTCGGAAAAGGGCTTGAACCTCTCCGACAGGGTTTGGAAGTCGGTCAGGCAGTTGCGGGATGAGCTGGAGGTGGCCGTGACCGTCTCGATGGGTGAAGGCAAGTCGGCATCCGCCATGTCGAGGGAGGTGAGGCAGTACCTGAACGACCCTGATTTGATGTTCAGGCGTTTCCGATACAAGAAGGGCGAGGACAAGGACGGCAATCCCGTGTACGGCCGCAAGTGGAAAAAGCGCGTGAAGGATGAGGCCACGGGCAAGTACAAGTGGATTGACTACGACCGCGATTCATACAAGACGGGCGCGGGTGTCTATAAGTCGTCCGCAAAGAACGCCATGCGCCTGACCCGCACGGAGACCAACATCGCCTACCGCCGTGCCGACCATGAGCGGTGGCAGCAGATGGATTTCGTGCTGGGTCAACGGGTGCAGCTCTCAAAGAACCACCCAAAGCCCGACATCTGCGACAAACTGCAAGGCGACTACCCCAAGGAGTTTGTTTTTGATGGCTGGCACCCTCAATGTTTTTGCTTTGTGACCCCTATCTTGGTGGATGCGGAGGAAATGGCGAAGGTGAACGAGGCCTTTTTGAAGGGCGAAAAGTACATTCCCAAGGGTCAGCGGGTGACAGATTACCCCGACAGCTTCAAGGAATGGGTGAAGGAACACGCTGCCGACATTGCGGATGCCCGTGATAGAGGGACGGAACCCTACTTCATTCGCAATAATGCAGGCGTGATTGATGAAATACTCAACCCGAAGCCAAAAGAGCTTACAATCGCCGAAAAAGCGGCCTTGCGCCATGCTGCCCGAACACCCGAGCAACGCGAGGCCATTATTCGTGAGTACAACGAGAGGAAAGCCACGCGCAAATATGGTGAACGCATATTGGGTTACATGGACGGCATTTCGGATGTAGATACCACGGCCTTGCGTACCGCCCTGAAAGGTGGTGATATGTCCGCAATAATGGTTGAGGCTCAAAAGCTGAAGGCCATAGGAAAAGAGATTCTTGCGCTTGATAAACTCGATAATCCAATGATGGTTGCCCGTGCGACATCGAAGGCTGATGCCGTCACCATCAACGATGCGGTCACAAGGACGCTTGCAAAGATGCCGACCGACCTTGATTCCCGAAAGGCGAAACTTGAGTTTGAAATCGGTTGGGTTGGCAAAGAAGGTAAGAAACGTTATCCTGGTACTTGGAAATTCTCACAAGATGCCTATAAGAAGGAACTTGCATTCGTACAAAGAAAGATTGATATTCGGGATGTGACCGATAGCGTGGCAGATGCGCTGGCATATTCCGTGACAACACGCAGCAAGGCATTAAAGTCCATCGCTGACGAAATGAAGGCCATTTTGTCATCCCCGAACATCGACCTTGCAGCGGCCAAGGCCAAGGCAACGGAATTGAATGATAAGTACAACCAACTGAAATCCAAGTACAAGTCAGGCAAGGTTTACAAGTCGAAGTCAATCAAGCCTGAGACAGTCGCAGACCTTCAAAAGAGGCTTGGAGCAAAGATGCCAAAGACCCTTCCAAATCTTGAGGCCGCAATCGCCAAATTTGAGCAAACATCCGACTATGGTGCTATTGCAAAACAGCATAAGGCAGAGATTGAGGATTTGATGCGGAAGTTGTTTGATACGCATGACCTTGGAATGAATATCGATGACGACACGTTGGAGGCGGTTTTGAATTCTTGGTTCAAGAATCAATTTGAGGTTGGTACTGGTGGCGGTGCTGTTTATGAACATGGAAAGACTACGGGCATGATAGGCGTTAATAATGGCCGATTAAAGGCAGCGCATAAGTTGTTTGGATTAGGAAAAGACCTTGCCAAAGACCAACTTACAAGGCATGAGTATGAAAAATATGGCAATTTGCTTGACCATGACATTTTGAGGTCAATCACACATAATACGGCAACGAATTATGGAAATGTAGAAGTGAGATTCAAGAAAGATAAGGTTATTGCCACTTGGACTGCTGGTGATTCGCTTTGCTGCGACTTTCAGCCTTCACTTGTTAGCGACCCACGTTCATGCTCGTTTGATAATTTGTATAAAACTCCTGATAGCGGCAATATTCAGACGGATGATTTGGTGAAGTTCAAACGCAACCATATTAGCAGTTACCTTGAATTGCAGTATCACGGAGATTTGACGGTTGACTGTGTGGAGTCCCTGACATACCCGTACGACCTAACGGAAAGCCGCTATTCCAAACATTTGGCAATTGCCAAAAAGTGGAAAGCGGCTGGAGCAAAGATATACTATATTGCCAATGGCAAACTTTGTCAGTTGTAGATGGCCGATATTTCAGCCTTTAATTGAGGTGCTTTTTGGAAATAAAGTTCCATGATGGATTCCGATTTGAACGGTGCCCATTTGCCGACATAGGCGGCTATATATGAGGCCATTTCTCTTTTTGGATTGGCTGGGTTAATTAGATTATTCCCTTCTTCACAAATCCATTTCTCGGCCAGCCATAGAAGCCTACGGCCATCGGTTTGTTCAAATGGTGGCAGGGCTTCCCCTTTGTAGAAATGGCAGTGTTTCAATAATTGTTGTTCAGTCATCATATCATATTCTTTTATAGAAGCCGCCGAAGCAAGGCGTGTCGTAGTGGTACAAGTCCCAGCATTGCGCCTTGATGTCACATTGGGCGCATGATGAAAGCGAATTGCCATTGTGACGCTGGTATCGGTGGCCGTTGATGGTTATTTCATTGAGTTGCTTCATTGTTCTTTTTTCTGATTAGTTCGCTGATGCGTATTGTGCATCGCTTGTTTTGGAATTGTGTTTTGCCGTGGATGGCGTTGGTGAGGTACTTGTACGAGATAAGGATGGCCTCGCGGGGTATGGTGTCGAAAATGGCCTTGAGTGACCCGAAATAGAAGTCAGTTTCGCCGTTGTAAGGCTCATTGAGGTGAAGATGTACTACCTTGGTTTTCATAATGTGAATTTGGACGCAAAATTACGCCTATTTTTTCGATTATGTGACTTTGTTTGATGGATTATTCGGATTATTGGCAATAAAGCCGTCAGGGGCGTTGTTTTCGCCCCTGACGTGGCCGTGGGTCAGTCTCCCCATAGCTTGCGGGCGATGTCAAGGTTCTTTTGCGCCTCGTTGACGGCCTTCTTGGCATAGGTGAGCGTGTAGGCGTGTTCGCGCGGGTATTTGCCCGACTTGACCCCTTCGTGGTATTCCTTGGCCACTTCGAGCTTGTGTTCAAAGAACTCGATGGATTCAGGCATTGAGAGGTCTATCTTGTCGGCCATGCGTTCCCAATACTCGGCTTTGGATTCGTGGGCTTCGGCCTTCTTGCTTTCCTCGACCGACTTGTCCATTGCAGCCCACGACTTTTTGATGGCGGCGCGGTGCATCCCCTCGGAATGGTGGCCTACGAGGATGGGCTGGCCAAGGGGTATGCCGGCCACGGCATTGTTGGAGCGTTCAAAGGCTTCGTCGGAACGCTGACGGGCTTTGTCAGCCCATTCCTCGTATCGTTCGGCCTTGGCCTTGGCGCGTTCCTGGCTGTTGTAGCCATCGGCGCGGGTGATTGAGTAGTAGAAGAAACCATCCCTTTCATAGATGAGGTTCCAAACGATGCACTCGTTTTCCTTTCCGTGCTTGGTGGTGAGGATGATGGTTTCCCCTTTTTCGTGCTTTTCGCTGCACTTGGCGACCCATACGTTAGGGCAATACTTGCTGTAAGTGTTCATTGTTGCGTTGAATTAAATGTTAGTGATTAGGTTTATTCGTCATCGGGTTCATCGTCCTCGATGTCCCCGTTTTGGATTGCGTCAAGTTTTTCGGTGTCCATCGACCAATAGCGTTTCGCCCGATTGAGGCACTTGCGCCAAAACTTGACCCATTCGGCGATGCCGTCAATCTCGTCCTCCCAATAGACCTTGGTATGCTCGTCATAGTTGACGATGGTTTGGGATTCCTGACTGCCATCGTATTGGAATAGGAGGCATCCGTTTTCGACCCTGACATTGGCAAGGGTGAAGGATGTGAATTGGTCTTCATAGAGGGTTGCGGCCTCCTCTTGTGTTTCCTGACGGAAGGCTTCGAGGTCGGCGTTGAACTTTTCCACCATGCGGAGGTGGGACTTTTTGATGTACTTGTTGAGGTCTTTCATTACTTTGAGGTTTAGAGGTTTATTTCTGAGTTGAAACGATTCTTTTGTAGTGGATATACTTGCCATCCTCACGCTGGTCTGGATTGCATTTTGGTTGGTGGTCGGTTACCTGACATTCATTCTCGAAATATGGGTGGCCACTGCACCAGCCAGCGTTTTTCAGCCGGGCAAAGAAACATCCCGTGCAGGTCTTACGATAGGTGTTGCCCTTTTTGTCTGTGAGGGTTTCGCATTCGCGGGCGACTAATATGTATTGCTTGCCGCCTTGGGTCAGTTGGAATCTTTCGCCTATTGGATGATAGTGTTTCATATATTTGAGTTTTGTGGGGCGGTGGTGAGCCGCCCCGTTGCCTTGATTATTGGTTGAGTAATTCGATGATGAGGTCTTTGTCGAGTTGCCATAGGTTGAGGTCGTGATTGATTTTGTAGGAGATGTACTCCCTTGCGCCCATCAACTCAATAGCCTTTTCGCGCAATTCAGAGGAGGCGTATTTCTCGGCCTGCTCGATGATGAACACGGTCAACTCAATCTTTTCGGCATCAAGGTCATCAAGTCTTTCCTTGGCGATATTGAGTTGGTTGCATTCGTCCTTGAGCTTGTTGTTTTCCTCGGTTAGTTTTTTGACATCCCCTTGGAGGTTGAGGACTTGACAGTAGTCGTTTCCGGCCTGATGGCACATTGCATCATAGGCTTTTTGGATTCCGCCGTTGCGCTTCCATTGCTTGCACCACTCGTCTTTGGTGAGGTCGCTACGGTTGTAATCGGGTTCGATTTCAGTGTGATAGTAGTCTTCTGTCGGTCTGAAACCTGTTCTTTCGATGAATTCTGAGATTAACATTGTCGTATCGTTTTAATCGGTTGCTTATTAAGTATCTGTTTGACGACGCAAAAATATAGACTATTTTGAATATAGGCAACCTTTTTTCGATATTTTTTTCAATATTTTTCTTGTTTTGTCTGAAACAAACTGATATTTACGATGTTGTGGAAGAAATTTTTTTGGTACTTATTAGGTTGTATTTTGAAAACTTGCGTATTTTTGCGGCTGATTTGTTTAATAAATAAGTGAACTATGAACACAAAACTCCGTAAGACCATCTCCGAGCTGTGCAAGGATATGGGATTAACAGACAAGGCATTGGACGAACTCGCCGAGTTGGGTTCGCAAGGCCTTACCGACACCTCCACCGATGAGGATGTCAAGAAAGCTGCGGATTTGCTTGTACCCTTCGCCAAGGCCATGCAGGGCGAAATCACAAGAAAGACGAGGCAACACAATCAGGCCGCGAAGACCAAGAAAAAGTCCAAAGCGGATGAGGGTGACGATGACGATGATGACGATGCCAACGAGGGAATCGCCGCATTGATTAGGGAGCAGCTTGCGCCCCTGAAAGATGAAATCGATGCCCTGAAAGGCGAGAACGCCAACCTGAAAGCCGAGAAGGCCAAGGGTGAGCGCAATGCCCTCATCGCCGCAAAGGCCAAAGAGCTGGGAATCCCCGACTACCTTTTGAAGCGTATCGCCATCGCTGATGATGAGGATTACGAAAAGGCTTTGTCGGAGTTCAAGCAGGACTTGGTCAACAATAACCTGTTGCCAAAGGATGCGGCATCGGTGACGGCTGGGACTGAAGACCAAATGAAGGCGGCTGCAAAGTCGTGGGCTGAATCCCTGCCCGATAAGTAAGGCATCCGTATTATCCACCCTTAAAATTCGCAGTAACTATGGCTATCGAATTTAAGAAAACGACTTACAAAGGCCACACCCCTGAGATTTGGCGTGGCGAATGTAAGATGCTGCCGGGCGGCTTCAAGCCGAAGAACAACATCGCAGTCGGAACTGTGCTTCAGCGCGGTACGCTGTGTGAGGTGTTTTTCGACACGATGGAAGCCGCTGTGATTAAGGTTGCCACGGTGCTTGCTGGCGGAACCACCTCCAAGCCCCGCATCGCGAAGGGTCATCTTTTCGCCGCTGGCGATGTGGTGGCCAAGAACGGCGGAAGCGTTGTGCAGACCATCAACAGCATCGACACCAGCAATGAAGGGTATGACGTTCTGAACCTTGCCGGAGCAATCACGGGACTTGCCGCCAACGACACCATCGTGGAGAGCGAAGCCCCTGGCGAAGGCGAAACGACCAAACCCAAGTACACCCCCAACATGGTAGTTGGAGCGGTGAAGGAATTTAACGGCAAAGGCCTGCCGACCATCGATGCGGCTTACGAGGCCGTTGTGCTCTATCCGAGCCTCAACTTCCCCGTGCTGGACGAATGGCTGAACGGCTGCTGCCTCAAGTCTAACCCGAACATCTTGTTCATCAAACAGTAATGAGCCATGAATGAAAAACTCACTTCACTTTTCGACGAACTGACGCGCAATGTGCAGGTTCGCTTTGACACGGCCACCGAGCTGAACAAGCGTTTGTTCGACAATGTCATCTTCGAGCGTTTCCTTGATTGGGATGTGCCGAGCATCGGCCTGAACTTCGAGGAATTGATTGGTCAATACAACATCACCATCGCCGCCCCGACCATCGGCACCGATGCAAAGGAGGCTATTTTGGGGACTGAAGGCTTGGAAACCCTCAAGGAGACCTTGCTGAACCATGCCCTGACCAAGCCGATGACCATTCAGGACTATCGTAAGGTGCTGGCCATTTTGGATTCCAAGTCGCTGCCTGACAAGGCGAAGTCGGAGCAACTCATCAAACTGATGTGGGGCGATGTCTCGACCGTGACCGGCGGCGTGCTGGGCAAGCTGGATATGATTTTCCTTGGTGCCATGTCGAACGAGGGCAAGTTCACCCTCGATGAGACCACCAACCCTGAAGGCGGTGCCCGTGGATTGATTGACTACAACCAGCCCGCCGACAACATCGCCACCGCAACGACCCCGTGGATTGACAACAACCTTGAAACGGTGGATTGCTTTGACGACATTCAGGGAATCATCGATGCCGCCCAAGACAAGGTCGTTTTCAAGACCATCCTTTGCGCCCCCGCCATTATCTCCTACATCTGCCGTTCCAAGAAAATCAAGCAGATGGTTTGGGGTACTGACAAGTCCGCAAGAATGGTGCAGATGGCCGACCTGAACGCCTACATGACCGCAAACGGCTTCCCCGTGTTTGAGCCTATCCGTCGTCAGGTTCGCATTCAGAACGGCACCCAGCGCACCCCTTACAGCCCGTGGAACGCCAAGAATATGGTCTTCATCCCTGACGGCAAGTTGGGCATCGTGAAGAACGCTTGGGCTAACAACGAGCTGAAGCCCGAACCTGGGGTCGCCTATTCCAACTACGGCCGCATCCGCGTGTCGCAGTGGGGTGTCGGCGAGACCCAAGGCAGCAATGGCGTGGAGTTCACCAAGGCCGAGGTCTTGGCGTTGCCCGTCATCACCGAAATGAACGGTATCTACACCCTCAAAACCCGCACCTAACCCATGAACAACGCATTAGCATTGAGGAATTTGTGTAACGCTATGGCGAACACATTCTACCCTGACCAAGGCACCATCGAGCTTGCCCTTTTCAACGAGGGCATCGACCCAGCCGCCAATGCCACCCCAAAAGACCCCGAAATCTGCAAGGTGGCCGTGTCGCTGGTGATGGGCTATGTGGAAGGTAGCCGCAACGAGAACGGCGTTTCCACATCGGTAAGGGATGAGGCCGTGAAGGAAAGCATCCGCTATTGGTGCAACATCTACGGCCTCGATGCTGATGAGGTGTTGGGTGACTATTTGCGCGTTGTCGAGGATTGTTCTCAAAGATGGTAAGCGGCATGAGGTACAACGGAACACTGGAATATCAGACCCTGACCGAAAACGGGCAGGTGAACGAGTACGGGGAACCCGTGGCAGCGCAAGTGTCATGGAGCGACCCCGTGCCATGTTCAATCAAGACCAACAGCGACACCCGAAAAGGAAAGTATGAGGACGGCGAGTTTCGCATGGCCTCGTTCACTGTCCTGATTGAGTGCGTTGCCGGTTTCGCCGCCGACCGCGTGAAGCTGGAGCGGCTGGGCGAGGATTTGGGCGAGTTTCGGGTTCTTTCCGTTGAGCCTCTTGCCACCGTAGGACGGATTCAAATAATGGTGTGACATGGCAAAGTTTGAGACTACACACGGCAAATACAAGGGCGTTATCGTCAGCAGGTTCAACTTCCAAAAGGTGAGCAAGGCATTGGCGGTGAAGTCAAATGAGCTTGCCGAACACATCATAAGCCAGTTCACCTACATAGGTGAGGAATGCGTGAGGATTGCCCGTGAAAGTGGGACTTACAACGACATTACGGGCAACCTCCGCTCGTCCATCGGTTATGTCATCCTTCAGGACGGGAAACCCGTGGTAAACGGTGCATCGAAGCAGTACAGCGGGATGAAGGGCAACGGCGAAGCGGGACCAGCCGCC